GCTCGCTCGCGGCCCCGAAGATTACCGGCAGCTGGGGCGCGGCGGCCTCGTGGACCATGCCCGGGGTCATCGTCGCCACCGGCGCGACCGCGGGCTTGCCGGGGACCTTCACCCCCGCCGGCGCGACGCCGCCGCAGGCGCTCGCCAACATGACGGGCATCGTGGCGAGCCCTGGGACGAATTGGACGGTGGGCCAACACGTCGAATTGGGCAATGGCTCCGATGTCCATTGGAACGGCACGGCGTGGACTGCCGGCGTCCATCCGTAAATGTTCGAGGCGCTGCAGCTCCACGGGCCGCGGGCCGCGCTGCTCTGGGGCTATCGCGACGTGGCCGGCCTCCGCATGTGGCGCATCATCAAAGGCCCGCAGGCCTGGGTGTTGACCGCCACGTGCGACCGCGCCGCCGCCTGGGAGTGCCAGCAGGCGATTCGCTATCGCGAACTCTTCTTCACCGCGCCGCGCGACAAAGGGCGCTGGTGCTTTCCGATCCTTGATGTCTCGATAGGCGGCACCCAGCTCCAGGCCACGCTGGGTCAACCGCTGCAGTAGGGGAGGGCATGCCGTCACGCTTCGTGCGACCCAGTACGACGACGCTCACGATCTCCGACGGCGACACGCTCACCGTCAAGACGCGCTTGACGCATGGCGAACGCAGCGACAGTTACGCGCGCCAGTACGAAACGGACGACGACGGCAAGCTCAAAGTGATTCCCGGCCAGATCAAACTCTCGATGGTGACCGCGTATCTCGTCGACTGGTCGCTCACCGACGACGCCGGCGAGCGCATCGTCATCATGGGCGAGCCCATCGAGGTCGTCGAGCGCATCGTCCGCAATCTGTTCTCCGAAGACTTCGACGAAATCTATACGGCCATTGCGCTCCACGAAAGGCAGATGGTCGCCGAGCGGGCGCGGGAAAAAAAAAGACGCAGCAGCGGCGCCGGAGTGACCTCGCCCTCGCCCTCCGCTGTGGCTGGCGCGTTGACTGGGTCCGTGAGCTAGATGAACTCGACTATGACGTGCTCCTCGAGATGCTGAACGAGCAGACGTAAATGGCCATCACTGCCAAATTCGTCTCGGACTTCACCGACTTCAACAAGGGTGTGCAGAGCGCAGAAACCAATCTCGCCTCGCTGTACGGCTCCGTGCAAAAGCTGGCCGGCGTCTTCGGGGTCGCGGTGGGGGCTGGAGCCATTGTGGCGTTTGGGAAGTCGCTGGTTGATACGGCCGGCCATCTGGTCGACATGAGCCAGAAAACCGGGAACTCGATTGAGCAACTGCAACGCTGGACCGCGGTGGGTCAAGAAGCCGGCGTCACGATTGATGACCTCTCGGCCGGCGCGTACAAGCTCGGGATCGCGCTCACCGATGGCGATAAGGGCGTGATTAAGGCCGTCGAGCAACTCGGCTTGAACTTCCAGAAGTTGCGCACGATGAATCCCGACGAGCAATTCAACACGGTGATCGCCGCGCTCGAACGCATGACGGACGTACAGGAGCGCAACCGGGTCGGCCAGGAGCTCTTTGGGAAGGCGTGGGCGACGGTCGCCGCCGGGTACAGCGACATTGCGAAGGCCGCGCGCATTTCCAGCGACGAGCAGATCCGGGCCATTGACGCGGCCTCGGATGCCTGGGACAAGTTCGTGTCCGACCAAAAAACCAAGCTCACGTCGTGGCTCGGCGACCGGGTCATTGCGTCCAATGAATTCTCGAAGCTCACGAAAGAGGAGGCCGTCGCCCTCGCGGAGCTCGGCATGGCGGGCGGGGACGTGCAGGCGAAGCTCTTGGAGATGGCCCGCGCCCGCGCGAAGCAAGTCGACATCAATCTGCCGGCCCAAAAGGAAACTGTCCAGCTGACGAAAGACGAGCGGATCGCCGCCGACAAACTGGCGGAGGCGATGGTCGAATTGAACGCCGCGGGCAGTGGCTGGCTGGGCACCCTGCAGACCATCGACGGGGAGATCGTGGAGGCCGTCAAGTTCTACTTGGATGCTGGTGTCGCCCAGGGGACGCTCGCGACTGCATACGGGCTGACGGCGGTGCAAGTGAAAGCCATCGGCGCCGCGATGGCGGAAACCGAGGCCCTGGAAAAGGCCGAGGCCGACGCGAACGTGCGCCGGGTCGAGGAGCGGCAGAAGCTCACCGAAATCATGTTCGCGCGCGAGCTGGACTTGTACAAGACGCTGCGCGGCGAGCTCGAGGCGACGACGGCCGCGCGCCTGAAGGAAGTCAACGAGGGCATCCTCAAAGAGCTAGCCGCCCAAATTGAACTCAACAAGGCGATGGGCCTCGATGCCGCGGGCGCGGTGGCGATTGCCGAAACGGCCCTGTCCACCTACGCGACGAAGATGGCAGAGCTGAACGTCATTAAAGCGAGCGGCGAGGACATCACGAAACGTGCGGCGCTCGCCGAGCACGAATTAGCGGAGGGCTTGCTCGCAGAAGCGCGGGCGACGGACCAAGTGGTCGACGCCGCCAAGCAGATCCCGCCTGCCGCGAAGCCTGCGAAGGACAGCGTCCTGCAGTTGGGCGCCGCCGCCTCACAAGCCGCCGATAATTTCTTCTCGATGTCGGGCGAACTCTACAACGCGATCCGCGCCGCTCAGCAGTGGGACGATCTCGCGCAGAAGGACCGGAACATCTACGGGTCGACCATCGGCGGCATCGGCGGCTCGTCGGCCTCGACCCGCTGGGGCCAGGCGAACACGATGATCACCATCAACGGCTCGGTCCTCGGGAACAAGGACGAAATCGCCCGCGTCGTCGGTGACGCCGTGACCAGCAGCTATCGCACGGGCGGCAACCGGCTCCCGGTCTGATATGCCCATCACTGGCAGCCAGAAAGCCCCCACCTACGCGCTGCTGAACGTCGCGCGCCTGGGCGCGACGCGCCTCGGCTACGTCGGCGGCGGCGCGTTCGTCGCCGTCGGCGGGCTCCCGCAGACGGGCAACGTCAAGCTCGGCACGCTCGAAATCGTGGACGAGCTCAATGAGACGCCGAACACGTGCCGCTTTCGGATCATCGGTCCGACGACCATCACGACCGGCCAGGAGGTCATTATCACGCTCGGTTCACAGAACGGCCGGCGCCTGTTCGCGGGGCATGTGCTCGCCGCGCAACAGTCGTACTGGGAGAAGCCCGCGAACGTGCGGACGGATGTCCAGGCGGTCGACTACACGTGGCAATTCGGCTTCCCGAAAGTCACCAAGCGGTACGCGAACCTGTCGGCCACGGCGATTGTGCAGGACCTGATTGCGACCTATGCGGCGGCGAACGGCTTCACGGGCCTGAACGTGGCGACCGGGCTCCCGACGATTCCCGAGATCACGTTCACCAATGAGGACCTGGGCGAGGCGCTCTCGCGCACCGCGAACCGGATCGGCGCGTACTGGTACGTGGACTACGTCAAAGACGTGCATTTCTTCTTCACCGATACGGCGCAGACCCCGGCGCCGCTCGTGCCGACCCATCGCTCGCTCGACAACGTCACCCGCGACACGGACCGGAGCCAGGCGCTCACGCGCGTGTACGTTGAAGGCCGCGGGTCGACGCTGCTGAGCAACGTCGACATCGGCGACACGATCCTGCCGCTCGAGGCCGTGGATATGTTCCAGGCGCTGCCGGATGTCTTTTTGAAGGCGTCGTTCCAAGGGTCAGAGGGTGGCGCGCAGCACCTGTCCTTTACCGGCGTCGTCCCCGGCGGGCTCGGGTCGATTGTCGGGCCGGGGATTGCGCCGACGTCCGCGCCGACCGTCGCCCTCGCGGCCGGCCCTGGGGTCGATGTGGGGAAACACGATTACGCCTATAGCTGGGTCACCGGCGCCGGCGAAACGAAACCCTCGCCGCTCGCGACCGTGACGCATGGCGGGCCCGTGACGGCGCCGACCGTCGCCACGACCGTCCGCAATGACGACACCGGGGCCGTGAATGAGCTCGTGGCGGGCGCGTGGAAACCGGGCGACACGGTCGATTGGGCGTACTCGTGGGCGATGCAACCGACCTTTGTCACCTCGACGCCGCTGAGTCCCACCGTCTCGATTGTCGCGACCGTGGCGAGTAGCTGGTGGAATGTGCCGGGGCATTCCGCCAAAGCCATGGCGGTCAAGGTGCCGTACTCGTCTGACCCGCGGGTGAAATATGTCTATCTCTGGCACCGCGTCAACGGCGGCGCGTGGCGGGTGTGGAATTACGGCGAGCCCGTGGGCCAAGGGTACGACAACTATCCCGGTAGCCCCCCGTTTGAAGTGACCTTGGAAAGTACGGCCACGTATTCCGATGCCGCGACGCCGCCGAGCGTCGGGACGGCCGCG